GGATATCTATCGTCACGCCCACAGTTGAGCTCAGGGCGGACTGGATGCGGAAAGTCCCAAATATCAACATCCGCTGCTTCCGCACGCACGAAAAAGCCATCCTCCAGCCAGCCTCCCCACTAGTAATCATTGATGATTACACTAAGATTCCAACGGGTCTTATTGAGGCCTACATCATAAGCCACCCAGAGATTGAGGCTGTTATACTGACGGGGGACCCCCAGCAAAGTCACTACCATGAGACCTGCGACCAGGCTATGATCGCCTCCCTAGAGCCGGCATCCACATGCTTCGACAAGTCCTGCCGGTACTACATCAATGCCACACATCGTAACCGCCAAGACTTGGCCAACAGGCTTGGTGTGTACTCTGAGGTTGAAGGGGAAACCAAGGTCACTCTCAGCGGCCTCACCGTGCAAGGCTGGCCGCTGCTCTCACCCTCCCAAGCCAAGAAAGAGTGTCTCCGAGAGCTCGGGAATGTGGCATACTCCTATGCAGGCTGCCAAGGGCTTACCACGCCATGTGTGCAAATACTTTTGGACAACAATACGGCCCTTTGCTCCAAACAGGTCATGTATACCGCGCTCTCCAGGGCCCGCGATGCCATCCATTTTATCAACACGGGCCCCACCTCTGCAGACTTCTGGGACAAAGTCTCCTGCACTCCGTACCTTAGCACTTTCCTGGATTTAACCCGGAAGCAACCCCCAGCGGCAGTCCCCATCGCAGAACCGGAAGTGACAGAACCCGAGGCCCCCACCACCCACTTCCCCATAGAGAACAAAGACTCCCTTCTGGAGCCCCTAGTGTCCCAACTGAATGACAAATTTGACAGGGAACTCTATGACAAGAAACACGGCCACACGAATACCATTCAGACGGAGGACGCCGTGGTGCAACTCTTTCAGCATCAACAAGCCAAGGACGAGGCCCTCTTGTTCAAGACAATAGAGGCGCGCATAGCGATTGCGACACCCGAGGACAACGAGAAAGAGTTTATAATGAAGCAGGACATCGGAGACATCCTGTTCCTCAACTACCAGCGGGCCATGGGGCTCCCTGCTGACCCAATTCCTTTCTCACCTGAACTGTGGGAGTCCTGCCGTGACGAGGTACAGCAGAGGTACCTCTCCAAACCCATTGCCGCCCTTATTAACGGCATGCCCAGACAATCCCCGGACTTCCCGAAAGACAAAATTGCCCTATTCTTGAAGTCACAGTGGGTCACCAAGACTGAGAAGATCGGAGCTCTTAAAGTCAAGCCGGGCCAAACCATCGCCTCTTTCATGCAGCAGACGGTGATGATATATGGGACCATGGCCCGCTACATGCGCAGGATCCGGGCCTCCTTCCAGCCGGAGAACATCTTCATCACCTGCGAGAACACACCTGAGGACCTCAACGAATGGGTAAAGGAACGCTGGAATTTTAGTAGACCGGGCCATTCAAATGATTTCACGGCCTTTGACCAGTCTCAGGACGGGGCCATGCTGCAGTTTGAGGTCACCAAAGCTAAGTTTCACAACATTCCGGAGGATATCATTGAAGGCTACATCCAACTCAAGACCAACGCCCACATATTCCTGGGGACTGTGGCCATCATGCGACTTAGCGGGGAGGGTCCTACGTTCGATGCAAACACGGAGTGTGCCATTGCATACCACCACACTAAATACCACGTTTCTCCAAACACCTCCCAACTGTACGCAGGAGACGACATGGCCCAAGATGATAGGCCCATCCTTAAAGACTCCTTCCGGCTGGTAGAGAACCGCCTTACACTCACGTCAAAAGAAGTGTGTCATGCTCAGAAGCCTGGAGACTTCGCCACCTTCTGCGGATGGACCCTTACACCAAAAGGGATCATTAAGGACCCCAAGAAACTATACGCTGGCCTTTGCTTGGCAAAAGGTATAGACCGGGTGCCCGCCGTTCGCGTGGCCTACGCCCACGACCTGCGTCACGCCTACAAGCTTGGAGACGAATTGCACGAGGTCCTCACGGAAGAGCAGGCGAGTTTTCACCAGGCTACAGTCCGAGACTTACATCTCATGGGCTGTAATGAGATCATACAAAACCTCTAGAAGAGGGGTTAGGTTACCTTAGGCTTCGATGGAATTCTACCTAGGTGACCTACACAAGCTTTACGAAAGAACTCCATTACCCCTCCAAGAGCCCATCATTGTCCACACAGTAGCCGGGGCGGGCAAAACCACCCTCGTACGCTCTTGGATCCGCCGCGCCCCCCATCTGAAAGCCATTACTGGAGGGCAGCCAGACTCGCCAAATCTGGAAGGGGTGGGCATACTCACACCTCACGGCCGCGCGGACATCGTTGACGAGTACCCCGCTGTCCCGGACCTAGAGGGTGCCAAAGTCCTGCTAGCAGACCCACTCCAACACCGCGGCCCCATACGCCCCGCACACTTCATAGGCAGGCGCACTCACAGATTCGGCAAGTCCACATGCGAGCTTCTCAAGTCATGGGGCATTAACTGCACCGCCAACAAGGAGGACACGGTCTCAAGGTCGGGTCTCTTTGACTCTGATCTTATAGGGACCATCATCGCAGTCGACGACGACGCTGCGGAGCTCCTAGACTCACACTCCGCCCAGTTCCTGACGCCCTGCCAAGCTCTGGGGCTAACCTTTGAGGCCGTGACCGCCGTTTCCACAGTCCCAATTGAAGAAGCTGATCCCGTCAACCGCTACATCGCCTGCAGCCGACACTCACAACAACTCCTCATCCTCGAGGGATGAGGCTGCAGGCACCCCCGGATTTCACAAAACCTCTCGTCGCTGTCGCTATCGGGGTGTCTATCGCCGTCGCCATCAACTTCATCACCAGGTCCAACCTACCTCACGTGGGCGACAACCTCCATCACCTTCCACACGGCGGCTGTTACGTCGACGGAACCAAACGCATCACCTACAATAGCCCTGGCGGGCCATCAGCCTACCGCAGCTTCTGGCCCTTCCTCACGGTCATCCTCCTTACTGGAGCTCTCCTGCTACGTGGCACTAGGACTCATCGCACTTGCGCTTGCCCTCGCTGCACTCCGACCCACTGAGTCGTGTTCGATAGAGATTACTGGGCACAACATCATTGTCA